TATTCCAATTAAAACCGCCTGTTGCTTTATCTTCATATGCTTCTAGCATACCTGTTTTATTACGTGAGCCTTTCTTACGTACACCTGGATATGCTGAAAAGATATTATCGCTTGTGTCACCACGAATACATTTCTCAAACAACAACCACTCAGGGTCTGGAGCAGGCATAACTTCTTTTGTCTTTTTATCTTTCATAGGTGTCATGTTCTTATCATCTTTAAAGAAGCCATCTTTAGTAATGATACGATTTTGTACACCGTCATAAATCCTTACGTTGTCTTGAATTAGTTGTAGATAATCACTATCACTTGAAATAACAATGTGGTCATCGTTAGGATGAGACTCAATAAACATAGCAATCATATCATCTGCTTCTGCTTGTTTATTTTGTAGTAATGTTACATTAGTTTTCTTATCTAAGAATTGAACCATGTTATCGTATGCATCAAACATGATTTGATTTTCTTCTTGTTCTCGCACAGATAAAGCCTCACGTGCATCTTTACGATTACGTTTATACGGCTCATAGAAATCTTTACGCCATGAACGACCTTCTAAACAAAATACTGCATGGTCGGCATTGAATTTATTGTAACACATTTTCACACTATTCATCATAATATGAAACGCCATGCCAATACGCATATCGACATTTGAACCACGCATTGCTACGTGTTTTGCTCTGTGATACATGTTGAAACTGTCAACAAGGATGAAAGTAGCCATTATTACCTCTTTAAGTTATATACGTACTTAATATAACACAGTTTACTGGAAATGTCAAGAGTATTCAGCGGTATCTTCGCCAGTTTTTAATCGTTGAACAATAAGTCCTTCTTTACTTTTAGCATCAACACTTTTAGTAATGCCTTCTTCGTCTTCAAGACCTTCCATTACAATGTTTTTGCATAAGTCATTAAACCAATTGTCTACAATTTTATCTGGTTCTGTGCCTTCGTATCCTGAGTTCGCAAGATATTCAACAAATTCTTCATTGAAATCTAATTCAAAGAAACCTGAACCGGGCTTTTCTTTATCAAGTTCCATCTTAAGAACTTTAACCCAAGGCTCTCCTTTTGCAGTCGCCTGTCTTTTGTCATGTTCAATCTTAGATATGTGTCCATATTTAAAATCTATTTCTGCCATACGTTTTTGCATAGCTTTATCATCACTTATTTTTCTAGCTTCCGCTCTATCGTTTTCTTCGTCTGTCTTGAACCATGTACTAGGTTTTAAAATATCCATTTTATTCCTTTCAGTTCACTTTTAATTCTGGTACTGATTTTAATAGTTCATCAATACCGCCTTCGATATAAATCATATTTTTATATCCATTATTTTTAATGTACTTTGTTACTTGTTCTGCTCTTGTACCGTCTTGGCAAAGCATTAAACAAATAATATAAGTAGGAGCCATATCTATCTGGTCAGGTATTTCGTACATTGAAATATTAAATGTACCTTTAATAATACCTTTCTCAGTTCGTTCTTCTGCCTCTCGTATGTCAACAAGCATGTACTCTTGTTTATCATACCATTCGTTAACGAATTCTTCTACTGTTATTGACAGTGTATCATCATTTGTTTTATAAAATTCAGTCATTGTCTAACATCCTTCATTAATTTCTTTTTCCCATTCGTCAGCATCAGCGAATTTTCTTTCCCAACCTATTTGTTCCCATGGAACATTCTTTTCACCAAAGTGACCAAATATACAGTTCTCACTATAGTTGTAGAATTCAAATAATTTAAATCTATCAATGATACCTTTAGGAGTTAAGTCAATATTGTCTCTGACAAATTTGTGAATTGAACGATTGTGTCCATTACTATCAATGTAAATACTTGTAGGTTCTTTTACACCAATAGCATATGACAACTGCACATTGCACCAATCTGCCATGTTATCTGCTACAATATTCTTTGCTAACCATCTTGCCATATAAGCCGCTGACCTATCTACTTTGGTAGGATCTTTTCCGCTAAAAGCACCACCACCGTGAGGAGCAAAACCGCCATAGGTATCCACGATAATTTTGCGTCCGGTGAGGCCTGTGTCGCCATCAGGACCACCAACAAGAAACTTGCCAGTAGGGTTAAAATGATATACAGTGTCTTTATCAATTAAATCTCCTAACACTTCTTCAACTGTATCTTTAATAGGCATTCTAATACTATGTTCCATACCTTCTGTATGTTGACATGATACAACTACCTGGTCTACACGTTTTACTTTACCGCCTTCATACTGTACACTAACTTGTGATTTGCTATCAGGCTGTATGTATTTATAATCCTCATTTACACGTAGACTTCTTAATTTCTTTAGAATTTCGTGTGAGTAATGTATGGGTGCAGGCATCATGCTTGGAGTATCGTTTGATGCATATCCAAACATAATACCTTGGTCACCCGCCCCAAAGTTATCAGTACCTAAACCGATATCACCACTTTGTTTATGAATTTTTTGTACAACTTCTAAGTCTTTCCAGTGAAATCCAGATTGTTCGTATCCAATTTCTTTGACTTTATCTCTAACGATTTGTTCTACTTCTTCTGTAGAAACGTTAAAGTTTTTTACTTCGCCCGCCAACGTTACGTAGTTGGTAGTTACAAGTGTCTCTATTGCTACACGTGTTGTTTCATCACCATTCTTAAGTCCAGCATCAACTAGTGCATCACTAATTTGGTCTGCTACTTTATCTGGGTGACCATCACTAACACTTTCGCTAGTAAAAATATAATCGTTCATCATAAGTTATCCTTATCCTTAATATCCGGCTTCCCGAATTCTTTTCTCTAAATCATTATGATTTATTTCTTTTTTCATAACATTTTCCGTATGTTCATTTGTATATCTAGATGCAGTTCCATCATCAAGTACCCCAGGCATTTCCGAATAGGGATATGTGTAATCTGGGCGTGAATCTCCATCCTTTCTCCATGCAAAGTTCAGCAACTTGCTTGACCGTAAGATTGTATTCTTCACTTCTACCGCCCAACGGCATAAGATAGACAGGACATTCAATGCCCACTGCACGATACTCGTTAACGGCCCTATTAGCATCGTTAACATCTGTATCATCAGAAACAACAAACTTAAAGTACATACTAGACCCAGGAATGTCATTGTAATCACTAGCGATATCAGGTTTGATAGCAGTGTCCCAAGGTTCTCCCGAAACTGGGAGTTTTGGAGAGCAACTAAATGTTGTTTTAAATCTTGCCTTACTTGAGAGATATTCTTTAAACTCTGGGTGTAGACTTTGTGTAGTGTTTGTTTCAAATGTAACATTTTTTAAATCACGCATCCTTTCATGTTCGAACAATTCAATATACAAACGTTGCCACGCTAACAAAGGTTCACCGCCAGTCATTATTAAATGAACATCCTGACCGTTATCTTGTGTCCACTTGCCATTAGGTGTAAGAGATAGTAAATGTTCTACTACTTCATCTACCGTTGCTTGTTTATTAAAATGTTTAAATTCAGGATAGATACTTGCATAAGTATCACACCCTGTATGTATAATAGGTAAGTCTTCGAATTCTTTTGTAGTTTTATGAACACCTTTATCAATTAGTTCCTTAACTTCATCATTATATCGATTTCCTGCCTTTTGTTTTTCGTCACGCATTGGTTCATCTTTTAGACCAAAGTTCATACAACGAAAGTTACAACCGAAAGTACGTAAGAATACACTTGGTACCCCTACGTATTTACCTTCACCTTGTACTGAATAGAATGCTTCTGAATATCTCAGTTTCATTCTACTTATGACCTTTCATACTCAACATTAAATTATAAAATTCTTGTTTAAGATTAGGATCGTCCCTAAACTTACCTAACATTACCGCAGTAGTCATATCACTATCATGTTCTTTAACACCTCTATGTGTCATGCAATGATGTTCTGCTTTGACAACAACCGCAACATTAGGTGTCTTTGCGTATTTCACAAGTTTATCTGCAATCTGTGTTGTCATTTCTTCTTGAATCTGTGGACGTTCAGCAATGTGATGTACAAGTCTATTAAACTTGGATAGACCAATAACTTCTTCTTCTGGAAATATACCTACCCAACATTTACCTACAATGTTTTGAAGATGATGGGCACAAGTACTACGAATAGTAATTGGACCTGTTGTATACAAGTTATTATATCCCATGTTAGGAAAACTTGTTACTCTTGGTTCTGGTATGTAACGTCCACCAAATGTCTCATTTAAAAACATTTTAGCTACACGTTTTGCAGTTTCTTTTGTGTTATGGTCGTGTTCTGTGTCTATAACTAGACTACTTAACACCCGTTGCATTTCATCCTGTACTTCTGCTTGAAGTAGTTCTAATTCACCGGGCTTGATAAACTCTGCTATATTATCGTTAGCATGAAATCTCGTTTTTGCCGTAACGATACGTTCTTTGATTATATCGGAAGTCTTTCTCATGTACTATGTTCCTTTTCATTATGTTATACGGTGGAATCCCACGCATATATCTTATTATTATATATGAATGATACTCCTATGTCAATAGATATTTTAAGCAAATTTAACTGGATCCATATTTTCAGTTAATCTTTCTATCAATCTATCTGTAGAATAGAATGACTTTACATTATCTATTTCTTTACTCATAATATCTTGTAAATCTGTATTGCTTTTCATAAGAATGCGTATACGTGTTTTGATATTATCAATATTCTGTTTTGTTGATTCTAAATCTCTAGTCCATTCACTTGGATATTTGAATGTATCTGACCACATTTCAGAATAACTTAACCTATCAGGTACTAATGGTATAGCACCAACTACAAGTCCTTCATAGACAGATATGCCTAGAGTTTCTTGTAAGTTGGCACTAAAAACCATCTTTGCCTTACCAAGCAAATTGTGGTATTCTTCTTTTGAAAGATTAAGTTCTTGACATTTTATAAACTTGTATTCAGGCATTTGCTCTGCAAGATAGTCAAAAACCTCAGGTTGTTTTTCAGGAGCAAGTCTATGAGGAAATAAAATAATGTCCTCTTTTTCCATGCCCTTGTAAGGTGCTAAATCGCTTTCAATGTATTCCATAGGCCAACCCACTTGTCGTATTGAGTGAAGCAGTTGCCGGTCGATATCCCTATCGTCCTCAAAAAACGTCTGGGTAAACATGTCAATGTGAAATTTAGTTGCGAAAAAGTTATCATCGAAACATTCATACATTGTCATTTCAGCATTTCGAACCCACGGCTTATTACCTATCAATCTTCCCAAAAAGTCTTGAGGGTCATACGAACCTGCATGCCACATACCCCCAATACGGATTTTAACACCCAACAGTTCAGCCATATATTTTAGCTGAATAACTGTTGGGTTCCAAGCATCAGTATATAAAAAATAATCCCCATCCTTAACTTTGCCACTGCAAAATAATTCTGCTATTTTCGATATCTGTGCCGCCTTGTAGATGTTAGTACCACCGAAATTCAAAAAAGCACCGGGTGTAGTGGCTTCGGGAATGCCTGCACTAGGGCCGTCTATCACCGTCACATTCAGTCCGTTGTTTTTTAGAACAGTTGGGAAATGTGTCTTCCATTGCTTAGTGTAGCGGGATTCAACACTTTCCAAATCTACAAGATATATCATAATTATTCCTTTAGTATTGTATAAACATTATAGCCTTGAGATTTCAGTTTATCAGAACCTCCTAAGAAAGTCAAGTCCATAATACCTGCAATACCTATAACCTCGGCTTTAAATTCTTTCACTAACGATGTAGCCGCTTCTAGTGTTCCACCAGTAGCGATTACATCATCAATGATTAAAACACGGTCGCCTTCTAACACTGCGTCTGTTTGTAGGTGTAGTTCGTCCGTACCGTATTCTAATTCGTATTCTCTAAAAATAGTTTCACCGGGAAGTTTCCCCTTTTTTCGTGCCATAGCAAATGGTCTATTCATATCTGCACTTAGATATCCTGCCATTGGAAAGCCTCTAGCATCTAATCCTATAATTCTGTTGTATTCGTATGCAATTTCAGTTTCATACATCCAATCTTTTATAAGTGTCATTACTTTGGACAAACCGTTTTGGTTATTAAACACACTTGCCATATCCTGATACATGACACCAGGTCTAGGATGATCCGGTATAACTCTAATCATATCTTGTATATCTTGTACAAGACCTTTTTTATAATCAGGCGTCATATTCAATCAAAGCCCCATTTTCTCCGTCTTCGGATACTTCAATTTTAACACTACGATTAGGATATTTCTCTGCAATCTTATCAAACAAATCATCACTCATCATTTCACATGACTTGTAATCTAGTTCTAAAGTTTTCTCTGCATATAGTTTCTCTAACCAACGTTTAAACTGAATGAATTCAATATCCCTATCGTTGTGTGTAACTGTAATTGCTACACGAAAATGAAAGATATGTCTGTGAGGATATCCTAGAAAACTAACATCATACTCATCACCAGTTGCTAACGCAGGGTCATCAAGTGCCGCTGGATATTTGTGTATACCTTCTTTCTGAAACGTAACCCAAATCCATCTTGTTGCATTTTGTTTTTGTTTTTTAATATCGTCTTCCATATTAGCCTTTCTGCTTTCGTTTAGCATATAGTTATAGTAACTACCCATTTACTTGTGACCCTAATTCGTTTTCTAGGGACACAATTTCTTCTTTTAATTTTAATTTTTCAACCTTTTTGCCTTGAACGTCTTGATACTTATTATAATCTTTTTTAATTTCTTTGTCAAGTTCTCTATGGACTGCTCTGAGTTTTTCAAGTCTATGTGCTTTCTTTTTAGCAAATGTTCTTTGTCTTGTCATTTTGTCCTCCTAATTAAAATGTTGTGTATATGTAGGGGGTAACCCCTACATATAATTATTTCAAATGACTACTTCTTAGTCTTCTTTTTAGTAGTCTTTTTAGTAGTCTTTTTTACTTTACCCTTTTCTCCAAGAAAAGAAAGTAATAGTCCGTAAGCTGGTAAGAATACAATCAGTCCTACCACAATCTTGGTCAATGTATTGTTCTGTGCAACAATGTGCCAGTTAGCACCTATCCAAGTTAGGTTACCTTCTGCATCTGTTGATCCAGCAAAGGCAACGAAAAAGAACGAATATGTATCAATGATATTCGCCGCAATAGTAGAGAATGCCGGAGCCGCCCACCATGCTTCTGTGTACTTCTCTCTGATATGTTGAAAGACGTATACATCTAACATAGTACCGATTGCATAAGCACTACCACTAGCAATACCTACTCTGTATGCATGTTCATCGCCTAAAGCCATTAACACTAATACAGAGGCAACGATTGCCGGGATAATTGCCATAGCAACAACAGCCCTACCAGCCTCTTTACCAACTAAACGTACAGTTAAGTCGGTCGCAACAACCACAATTGGAAATGTAAACGCCGCGGCCGCTAACGGAAATTCACCAAAGAATGGTAAGTCAGCACCTGGGAATACATTGAATTGTATCGTTACTAAGTAATTCGACACTGCAATAACTAGTGTGTGAAGAATTACTAAATTACGGACAAGTATTCTGTCTACATTGCCCAATATTTTATCTAACATAGTTAGTTCCTCCTTATTACATTAAGCAAACAAATCTGACACTGTATCAGGTGTTTCGTATTCTTTACGTTTACCTTTTACTGCTTCAACAAATTCGTCTGTCTTAACGTTTGCTTCCTCAAACTCCATAAAGTCTGGAGTTGTAGAAATATTTTGAACACGTGAACCTTCGCACTTACGTAAAAATGCTTTAAAATTAGTTAACATGTCCATTGGTTTATCTGATACAAAAAGTTCTTCTACAAATTTTGCAAAATACAATACTGTATCAGGTACAACATCACTCAGCACATTAGTTTTACCTAAATTCATGTTGTGAATGTCAATCTTATCATGTAACATTTCATATTCATGGTCAAATCTACGCAATGCATCTTGCATACCTCTGATATGATACTCCGTGTTGTGTGCTTGAATTAATATATAGGATAGGCTATCCCAACTTGATTTTGCTTCTTTCTTGTTTCTATTCAACATACCTGGTTGCATATAGTTGATATCACGCATATTTAATCGTGAACCAATAGCACCTTCATACATCCAAGGTTGATCCGGATTAGAAATATCTTGTCTCCAGTTCAACTTTTTAGTTTTATAAGACCAAGCATTAGCAGTCAGGTCAGGATAGTCATAAGCTAGTCCTTTTGATGCAGTGATATAGGGAGACGCCGCATCAAAAGATATTGTGATATTTGGATTTACATGTTCTCTTAGTTGTCGTTGTATAGCCGTTAAAAAACAGCCCCAAGGGAGAACACTAATGCCTAGAACATGAATCCAAACATCGTCACCTGCTAACATACCATCATCACGCATTGTGATTAATCGTCTTAGCAGAAGTTCTGCATCACCGGCATGGTCACCAGCCATAGCCCAACCTTCAAATGCTCTATCGCCATAGACTTTAGGGTCATTGAATTGTTTGACTGCCTGATACCATTTCTCACTAGTTTCCCAATTAGCACCATGTAGTGTGTTGAGAAACTTAGTTTTACCCGGGATACGGTTATCAATAAAAAATTTGTGATTGAATATTGTTTTCTCTAAACATTCATCGGCAGATTTTAAACCTGTTTTATCACGATACTGTGGAAGATAACCCCACATAGGAATATCAAGTGTCATACTATAATCACAGTATTCTTCTAACCATGTCATAATACCACATCTTGTCTTTTGCCAATCAGCGCCTGTCTCAAAATTACTCCAGTCTAGTTTCCAAGCACCAGAGCCTATTTGATATCCACCCGAATCCCCAACAAGTACTGTGTTTTCACGGTTTCGATTTACAACCATACCATCATCAACTTTTGAACCATCTAAGTCTAGATTGGCATGTCCTGCCGAATATAGACCATGTGAATAATGCACATAACCTTTATCTTTATCTAATATATTCAATCCATCAAGACCATTTTCAAATCCTTTTGGGATACGTTCTGGTGGGAACATGTCTGTAACACCTGCATAGTGTTGTGATATCTTTCTTACATAGAAGTTAGAAATTGCAGGAAGAAAGACTGCGTACCCACTAGTTTTGTTATTTTTGCTTAGGTCATTAACCATGTTAAATATCCTCCTATGATATTATTTAGGTTAATTGCCTGATTTAGCTGGTAAAATGTACTCATATAGGCCTAAACCTGAGTCCACTTGAATCATCATCGCACCTTGGTCTGAGATTTTCACACTCATTGTGCTTGTATCACCAAGTTTTAGAATTGTTAAAACAGTCGATAGAGGAAAACTCCAGCCTGTTTTTAATTCACCGTTTACATTTTGTGCAAATGGAAGTTCTACTCTGTCAGTTGAACGGTCACCGATAAAGAATTTTAGTACACCGTCTACTGTTCGAACAGTAAATAAAGGATCATATGCTCCTAGAATACCTGAAAAGTATTGTAAGTCTTTGATTGCCTTTTGTGTTGGCATAACTTCAACGTCCCATTTGGCACCTTTAAAGTTTGCAGTTTTGATTTGTGCATCAACAAGTTCACTTACGATTACACGATAAGTTGATTGCATTGCACCTGGAATAGAAAATGAAAGTTGTGTTGGCACTGTTTCACCATTACGTTCTTCATGACCTACTTCTACTGATGCTTTAACAGACTTACCTTCTCTGTCTTCGCCTTCGTAGTTTAGATAACCGTTTAATACTCCAAGTCTACCTAAACCAAATTTACCTGTAAATTCAGGAACTGGTGTGTGAAGTTTTCCACGTAATACTACAGTTCTGTCATCATCCATTGCGTCAATCAATGTTCCGCCATCATCTGTTGTAACCTTAGCCGCTTGAATAATACCAAGCGAATGTGTATGCTTCACAATATCTTTTAATATATCTTGCATTGTTATGTTCTCCTTATGGTTCATTAATACTATAATAACATTATTCGTTACCAATGTCAATAGTCTTTTTTACTCTTCCTGATACTGGATTATCTACCCAATGTATTTGATTTGGAGGCATAAACCCCCATATAAACCAAGCATTTCCAAATGTAGGTGATCCTTTTCCAGTAAAATCAATACGAAAGTTATACACAAGGGCAGACATTCCCTTGTCCATAAACATTTTACCTCGTTTTGCACCCTGAAAACTTGTTACAGGAAGCAATAAAGCAAATGGTTTATCTAAAGAATAGCAGTGTTCCAAAAATTGGTCTTTCTTACTATACGGTGGATTAGTTATAATGCCATCATAGACATCACTCCGTGTACAATCAAAGAAATCCCTACCGTTAGACCCAACAATATTATAACCGTATTTGTTGAATCCGGAAACAATGCTACCGCTTTTTTCACTAGTCGCTTCATAATAAGTCTTATCCTTATCTAAATATTTTAGCAGAGGAAGTATTTGATCCTCTGGTGTATAGCATTCATCTGATGCTTCGTTAGTTGCTCTACGATTTATTAAATCAGTGTAAGACATGGCTAGACGCTCTTTTAACATTATTAATGTTTTTTGCTTTCTCTAGTTTGGGTGCAATAAAATCCTTTACCATTTCCTCATTAATAAAATCATTGAAATGGTCACCATCACAAAATATTTTATCTGGGTCATTGTATTTGTTTGCATAATATTGATGTGCATTTAATCCGTTAAAATCTACATGAATTGACTTTTGTATCATAGAGTCGAATCCAGGTAAAGAATTAAAGTTCCAAGATTTTTGCCAAGTGATTACTTCAATATCTAACATCTTGCAAAGTCTAATAGCTTGATATATATCTAGCATACCCCAAAATTCCATTGCATGATGCGTTGATGCTATATTCCATTGTACATCTTTCCAAATCTCAAATGCTTTTACTGAAGGAGCAAACGTATGTTCTTGCATATCTTGTATTATTGCTCTCCAATATTCCCATGATGATGCTGATGATTTGTAAACATCTTCTTCTATATCTGCCATATCACTTGTTCTTTGTATTTTACTGTATGCATCTGGAAGACATTTAAAGTTTAGCATAGACCTATTATTGACTAGTTCCATTAGTATTACATCTACGTTATGCTTTTCTTTCAAATACACAATCTTATTTAGGTAAAGTTCAGTACCTTTACCAGCACATGCTGAGTTAAAAAACTGCATGTTGGTTGTATATTTTTCTAACCATGTTTCAAATGGTAATGCTAAATCGTTTTCTCCAGTCTCTTTGTTATGATGTGACCCCACACTATAACTAGACCCTAATATTCCTACTTTACACATATTAAAAATCAAACAAACTTTGAAATTGTTCTGATGCATCTGCATCACTTAGATCCCATTTAAGGACACCAATAAGATTGTCTAGTTTCTTATCAATAATTGTTGTTTCCATTAATTCATGGTCAAAAGGAAGTTCTTGAAACCATTCTGGGATTCTATTCTCATCAATAGGATATGCAACACTTGTCATTTTCAATGCGTTAGGCTTGAGTTTACATACGATAGTTTTCATACCATCAACAATCTCAATAGAATACCTATCACCATTTAGTTCACGTAATGTATTCCAGTTAAGAGCCGCACTAACATGACCTGGAAGATGTACCTTATCTTTCTTGTTGTCTGCACCTTCTAATTTAAAATCTCTGCCTTGTTGTTTCATAATCTTTTGTATTTTGTTTTTGTACATAGTAAGATTATTAACTCGTTTAGGAGTACCTTTCTCCCAACCAGGCTTTGCTCTAAATTCTTTTTTAAATTCTTTAACCATATCGATTACATTTTGTTCTGTACCGTCTGTTAGAATTGTAACAAGTACATCACTCAAAAAGTTCTGCATATAATCAGGAGTATCACTACGTTTCAAGTCAAGACCCATAGCTTTTACTTTACCAGGATTACCATCTACGTCTTTTCTTACGCCTTCATCATCATAGATTAGCATAGCATAACGTTTCTTCTTAATAAAGATACCCATAGTTGCACAGTTTTCACGACCTGCCGCAATAATCTCACCTTGTTTACGTGGAGCATTAAAGAAGTCTTTCATAAAGTCAGGAAAACTTATATTGACTTGATTTGCAATTTCATCATACAGTTCTAGAACCTTTTCTTTAGACCACTCAATCTTGCCTGCATCGATGTCTTCCTTATAAACAGGATACATAGAATAATAGATACTATCTGTATCACCATATATAATGGACTCGCCTTTGTAATCATAATCACCAGCGATTACTTCATTAGTTTTGGCGCCCATGTGTCTTGTAATACAACGACCAGATAGAGTCGTACTCTGACCAATACGTTTATCATAGAAACGACAACCGGGATTAAGAATCGCACCATATAAACTGTTTAAGTTAATCTTTTTCACAAGTTGTCGCTTATCCCAGAACGTAATAGCTTCTTTATCACCTTCATCAATAGCTTTCTTCTTGTTTGCTTGTAATACTTTACGTTCAGCATACCAACGTTCTAACAAACTTGGAATAATACCTTGTACGTCTTGTTTCAGTATTGTACCATTGGCAGTGACTGCCCATGGCAAGTCACTATGAAATACAAGATTATGTATTTCTGCACCAGTCATTTCATTTCTGCTATCTTTATTATCTTCTAATACAAGATTAATTTTTTCTGTCTTGTCTTTCTCATTGACTAGTCTAAATTCTTCCGCACTAAACGTATCTTCCCAAGCCTGTGCCGCTCCGAAACCTTTACTGCCACCTCGTCTACCATTCGCAATTCTATCACCAATCATTTTTTCTGTTAGAGTTGGTTCAAGTTGTGCAACAATAGTTTCTGGACTCATGTTCAATGCACGAATAATTGAAGGATAAAGTGAATTGATATCAATACCCGATACCCATCGCTGAATGCCTGTTTTTGGATTAGCCACAAAGGCACCTGCGGCTTTTTGTTTTTCTGCTTCTTCTAGTTCTGCGTCTGTGGGTTCAACATCCTCTTCGCCCCAATCTTTCGCTTTTCTATCAGGAACAACCATACCTCTACGATGTGCTTCATTGATAATTGCTTGTTCTGTAACCGCAACTGCGCCCATAGTTGTTTTGATATTAACTGTATTGTCATGTGCGATTTCATTTGCTAAGTCGATAAACTGTAGCTTTTTGTCTAAGTTGCCTAGTAGTGCAACGTCTTGTCTGTTATATTCAACAAACTTATAAAAATCTCTATTATATAATTGGTCTAGTGTACCATCATATGCAATCTTCTTGTCACCAAGTTCATATTCACCGATAGCATCAAGTGAGTATGAATGCATTTCGTGATATGTATATTTACGATATAGTTCAAGATAGTCTAAGTGAATACGACCTGATAAGTCATATGTCACACTTTCTTTACCAAATTTAACTACTCGTCTTTCGTGTGGAAACAAATCCCATAAACATAATTTACGTGTATGAGATTTACTCATAATACGTGTGATACGTCTAACTGTATATGGAATATCAAAACCTTCTGAGTTCCAACCAGATACAACGTCAGCATCATCAATCAATGCAATAAAGTCATTCATCATATCTACTTCATCAAGATATAAAAATGTATCTTCAAATTGATTACATATGCGTTCTGCTTCTTCTAGTCCTTCACCCTCATGCATATGCTTTGGAGGCATAACAAAAGTAACAAGTTTGTCTAACCATTGTAGATAAACTGTAATTGCAGTGATAGGCATAAAGGGATCCTCTGGAGGAGCAAACCCTTTATCTGCATCAAAGTCAACCTCGATATCGAAAAACGCAACATGAAGTTTAGGAGAGTCAACACCATTATAGTTTTCACTAAGGCACCTGACTTCTGGTTTTAAGTCGCTCTCATAAAACTTCTTGCCTGCGTTTATTCGTCTTTCTTTATGTAAGTCTTTTAGTCGCTTACATTTGATTTGACGTACCTTATCGCCATGTATACTTACATGGTCACCACGTGGATCTTTTACGTAAAAAGTACGCCATGCTGGAAAGTCGTTGTATACACGTTTTCCATTGACACGTTCAACTACTTGAACAATATCTTTGTCTCTGTTATAAAATGCGTCAACATAACTCATTAAAGAGTTTTTCCTACAGTAGTTAAGACATGTTCCACATCTTCGAATTCTTGTCTTGCTTCTGAGAGTTTGGCTTTATGCGCCAAGCTGATTGCTTTGTTTAGAACACTAGGTTTAATGTCCATTTCATCTGCGATTGATTTGATTGTGTCACGTAGACCACCTTTGAGGTCATCTACTTCTTGAAGGACTTGCATACCTTCATCAACTAACTGAGTTAGTTTTGCTTTGTCCTCTGAACTTAAATTGTCGATTGACATGTAATTCACCTCCTTAAATTAAAAAAAGAGTGCCCTATTTCTAGAACACTCTTTTATAATACATTAAGTGACTACGAAAGTCAATAGTTATTTTCGTTTTTTTCCATGTGAACCGCAACTTCCGTCCATTAGCTTCTGTGCTACTACATCGATTTTTGCGATATCTGAGTCAGTTAGGTCTGACATTTTCTTTGGATTAGATTTTAGTTTGATGTTCTTACCACCAACTGTGATAGAGTCACCAGCTTTTTTGCCTGATTTAGCCGCTTTATCTAGTTCCTTGTAGAATTCATTGTATTCTGACATGTTGATTTTAGCGGATCTGTCTACTAGTCTATTTGCAAAATCATCTGAGTTGAATACTTTTTTCTTTCCTAGTTGACCGCCTGTTGCTTTGCCTAGTTCATCTTTAGCAAAGTTAATCATACCTTTAAGGCCTTTCTTTGCCAAACCACCGGCAACTTTGGCTCCTGCTTGAGCCATTCTGCCTTTTTGTGTATCTGCTTGTTTTTTACCACGTACTTTGTCAATACCACCTTTAACTGCTCCAGCTATTTGGCCTGCTTTTTTAACCATAGCTAATGGGTTTTCAGCAACAAGTTTGCCTTCTTTCATAGAACCCATGGCGAAGTCTGCAATTTTAAGCATACCAGCTTTTGTTTTTAGCATGTTGTCAATTTTTTCTTTGTTAGCATCGTTAACTTTATCATAAACCTGTGTAACAGCCGATGCAGTAAATAAATCTACTTTCATCTGACCATCATCAAATTTAACAGGCATATTTTGTTTGTCTGCCACGATTTTCTTTAGAGTATCCATTGCACCTTCTTCAATCATTGCTGATTCTTCTACTGCCAAATGTGCATCGATACCAGCAGTTGACTTCATCTTCCAATGTGCCGCCGCCTTTTTAGCCGCTCCGTATGAAGAAGTCGCATGACATTCGTGTTTGCCTTTATCGGCATGTACACAAATATATGGTTTTTCGTCTGCTTCTGAAACTGATTCATTTGCATGACCAAGTTCTTTCATTCTTTTAGCAACAATATCTCTAACGTCTTTGTTACCTTCGTCTTGTGCTACATACATATCATCTAGTAGTTCATCATCAAAAACAAATTGCATAATCATATCACTTGTTTCTTCACTTGCTGGGCGAGGTTGAGACATAAAATCATTGTATGATTTTACTGCATTAGAATATTCTTCTTCTGGCTGACCATCATATTTCATTAAGCCACCAATCATAGTGCCTTCTTTAATACCCATTGCTTTTGCTTGGTCTTCAAGTTCTGCTTTTCTACGCATTAATTCTTTTTTAAGTTCTTCGTTTTTATTTGTGTCAGGGTCCATCTGAATACGTTGCAATTCTTTTTTCTTTGCCATGTAATCTTCTTTATTTTTGAGAGCATTTGAAGATTCATCGATACTTTCTTCTGTAGTATCTTCATCAGCATCTGGCTTATTAGCCATTACTGCATCATAGTCTGCCATTTCTTCATCGCTTGGCATTTCATCTGCATCTGGTGTTTCCATATCCATACCAGGTTGTTCTGGAGCCATGTCCATATCACTTGGTGCTTCTGCATCCATATCTGGATTGTCCATTGCAGGAACTTCTGCTGGAACATCCATTCCAGGTTCCATTGCAGGTTGACCTAATTCTAATGTGTGCATTCTAGCCATTAAACTATCTGACATACGTTCATATGCCTCATATGATTTATTATGTTGGCTAGAAAATGTAAGTGCTAAATCATGTACCGCATCACGGGCATTTTTACCACCTTCTAATTCTGTTTTTAGTTGTTCAGTAGAACGATTTAAATAATCCTCAAACTCATCATTTGAGATTACAAAGTTCTCTGTTAATTGTGTAAGTTTCATTGTTTTGCTCTCTTAATCATTGGACTCTTGACAGGCTTATTATAAACTAAGTTACCTACATCAGCAGAAAAACCCATCTTATAGTTCTCTTTTTTCTTTTTCTTAGGCGTAATATATCCCATAGGATCAACTGCCTTTCTGGCATCTTTAGCCTTCGTTCCCGGTGTCATTGGAAATGCCACACTAGCGAAACTACCACTAAAATTTTCACCTAATATATCACGTATTTTCATATTACTATTTATCAAATAAATTCATTTTTAATTATTTACTAGTTCACTAAAATGTGGGAAGTGTTCAGCAAACGATATTTTACGTCTATCTTCTAGTATTTTAAACTGTATTTCAGCAAATTTCTTAGTATTCTCTGGAACTTCGCTTTCTACTAATGTTTTCATAGTATGCATCAAAGATATATATCTTTGTTTATTTAAAAAATTACCTGGCATGTTCTTAAAGTAATCTATTTGTTCATCTATCTTATCTGCATGTATTGGGTCTAATGCCGATACTGCTAAATGTTCTGGATTATCTACCCAGTTTTGATGCATTATAATATCTTTATCAAATTTAAATTTATTAATCTTATTATTCAAATGTACTAAAAAGTCTTTGAAATAAGGAAGACTTAGACTATTATGGGCACAACCAAATCCTAATATAAGATTATCTATAACTTTTGCTTGTTCAAAGAATAGATTTAAGTTATCATCCCATTTGTTGAAGTCTAATCCCCACCTAATCAATTCACTTTTACGACCCAATGCTTCACCAGATAATTGCATTTCATATCTGATATTTGGGGTTCTTTTTACAAGTTCAATAAACTTGTCAAACTTATGTTTAGGAAAATTAAGATTAGTTGTTACTGTTACTACTACAATCTGTTCTTCTCTTTTTGTATCATTAATCTTAACCATAAAGTCTTCTATGAATTTATACATATGGTCTGTGAAGAATGGTTCACCACCGAGTAAACTAAAGTTAACATGTTTTTTACCTTTTAATGCTTTTGACCAATAATCATTTAATATAACTAATAGCTTATCAAACATAGCATCGTCTGTATCTGGAAATCTTTGACCAACTTCTTTTTGCCATCTTGTACTAGAACCTGCCCAACAATAAGCACAAGCCATGTTACATTTGTTTGTTAGTTCTATTTCAATAAACTTAAAGTTATCTAAAGACATCATGTCTTTATGAAACTGTATTCTTCTCTTAGGATGGGCTCTTGCTTTAGAATATTGTTTTAACAAAGGGTAATCGTAATTCTTCATGTATTCAGTTCTTACACTGTTACCTCCTGCTTGTTCTGTTTTCCAACATAGTTCACAATCTTTATTATGAGTACCACCACTTAAGTCATGCTTTCTCTGTTGTAGTATAGGATGATTAAAAATAAAATCCTCTGTTAATGTATCGTAATCAAATGTAAGTTCTTTCATTTGTTCTTTTGTATAAACAGTTTTACAACACCACTTAACAGTTCTTTGAGGTAAGGATATAACAACGTCATTCCAAGTTTTGAAACACATTGTATTATGTAAATTATGTAAGTTTGGATTTAGTTCTACAATCATTTTTTCTTTGTACGCAGTAATTTCTTAGGAAACCCATCTTTGTTTACGTCATTGCCAAACTTTTTTGCTTGTTTAACAATCTCGTTAGGTCCTACGTCAACTGTGGTATTTATGCCTGGTACAACACGACCGACCCCACCAGCTTCACTTACTGTTTTTGAAAAAACTTTTTTGATAGCATTAACTGTATTACTTGTAGTTGTAGTATGGTGTTTGATTGCTATCCCACCAGCTGATTGCCACGCATTAACATTCTTACCAAAATCATCAATTAGTAAGTTGGGTGAACCGTCTGGTTTCTTTGCATATTTTGATTTGTTATGGTCAATAATAACTTTCTCTGGTCTAAAAAACCCTAGATGTTTTCTTACCCATTCACGTTTACCTGGATCAACATTAGGATCATTTGCTAGAGGAGAACTTAATATTTTATATCTGCCTTTTACTGCTTTGATTGTTTGTAGCAAATCTTTGTAACCTGATAATGTTGGTAAGTCTTCCCAAAAGTTTGGTGTATCAACAATCTTTTTTAATGCTTTAGGTATATCTCTTTTTGATATATCTCTGTATGATTTAACACCAACTAGTCTAGCCCATTCATTAAAGAAATCAACTAGAACACCGTCCATATCGACATATACATCTGGAGTACTATCAAGGTCTTCTTTTAAACCTTTTTCTATTGCTCCCATATAATCAGGTATTTTTGTTTTAACCCATGGACCTCTGTGCATAAATCTTGCACTCATCATAACATTTGTACCACGTAATTCTTCTGGATCAAATATCATTACTTGATATTGTCTCTTTTCATTATCAACTGCTACTACTTCTACATTCATTTCATCGTACTTCTTACCTTTGTAAGTAATACCATGACCTGTCATAAATCTAGCAACTGCTTCGAATAATGCATTTTCTCTAACTGGAACTTTCTTTAGTAGTTCTTCTTTGCTTAATTTATAGTTAGAATTCATCCACTCATCTTTTAAATCATCAATCATCTTACCAAGATTAGGGCCAGCTACATAACCTCTTGCTAGTAAGTCTTTACCATTAATTGGAAAGTCTGGTTGTTCAAATCCATGTACTGCATCGTATACATCATTCTTGCCGTGCATGTTAGCCCATGCAAGTAAATGATCCTGTGATGTACCTTTGATAATCATATCTTGTGCTTGTTTTGGATTGATGTTTTCGCCTTTATACTTGATTAAGAAGTCAAACATTTCTCTATCGTAATTGCTCATCTTCCAATCTCTTGCTATACTGCTACTGTCTAGCATTCTTGCAAGTGCAATAATAGGTCCTGTAGGCTCACCTAGTTTAGCTGGATTGATACCTTCAAGTCCAATCTTACTTGATACGCCTGTCTTGTTCATCCATTCAAGTGCTTCTTTGGCAC